GTCTGCTGGCTCGCAAGCTAAGACCGATTTGTTGAGCAAGAAATGAACCTCAGTGAACACTTTACGCTGGAAGAAATGACCGCTACCAGCCACCGCCAGTTTGACAACACGCCAAATAACCACGAAACGGCAAATTTGCAGCGGCTAGCTGAGTTTCTTGAGCTGGTTAGAATACATCTTTACGGCAAGCCCCTAATGATTACGTCAGGGTATCGCTCCAAAGCCGTCAATGATTCGGTAGGCTCCAAAGACACCTCTCAGCATAGGTTGGGCTTGGCGTGTGACTTTAGAGTGCCGGGGATGGCGCCAGACGCTGTGGTGAGGACGATCATTGCAACCAAGCTGCCGTTCGATCAGATCATCCGTGAGTTCGACGCCTGGACGCACATCAGTATTGCCGACAAGCCCCGGCGTCAGGCGCTGATTATTGACCGGGCGGGCACCAGAGCGTTTAACCTTTAGCCGTCCAACGTTTTATTGCGCCGTGCCAGTGCGTAGAGGGGGACATCTTCGTCAAACGCCTGATGTCGCGTCAGCATTGTCAGCACACCGCGTCCCTCTGTCAGCAGCGGTCGAAACTTCTCGGCGTCGATAAATCCCACCAACTGCGCCTCCCATGCGCTGCCGCAGCGCCGCTCTATCAGTCGCGCAAAGTCCAGCGTCCCGCCGGGGTTTGGAGCGCATTGCGCCCACAGCGCCCTAATTTCCTCATCCGTCATTGGAATGCGCGAATCCTGCGCTTCAATGGTCAGCTTATCGGTCGCCTCTTGTGCAAACTTTTCTAAATTTTCCCGGGACCAATTTGAGAATTTTGACATGTTATTTCCAGACGTTAAAAACACTCTTATTACCAACTTCAATCAGCGTGTCCACTGGACGCAGCTTGCGAATTCTCGCTTGAAGGGGCAACTTGAAATCCTTGTCCGCGTACTCTCTTGTCACGATGCTCTTAGCACAGGTCGGGCACACCCTGCGGCGGTAAATTCCAGAATCGTCTTTTCGGGTTTCAAGAATAAGAGAGTCAAAAGGGGCTTCGCAGTGCGGGCACTTCATCTCGGCCCTTTATTCACGTTCCAATCAGTAGCGTGATTGCGATTTGCGTATTTGGTAATGCTGTATTCGATTTTTGCACGGCTGCGTTTGGCTGCTCTCTGTTCTGCACCCAGCGCCTTGTCTTCCACAGCTTCTTTCTCAGTGTCGTATTTTGATTCTTTCAGTTTATTCAGCAGCGCAATATCTTTCTCTGCGGGCTGCTCCCACAACCGTTTGCTAATTTTTGACAAATGATTAGCTACGAATACCCGCACACCTATTTTCCAGGGGAATCCGAACGCGGGTGTACGCAGCAACGCTGGCTCAAACTCCCCCAGTTTTTTATTCGTTATGCTCTGAAACGACAGCACAACGTCAAACACAGTGCCCGCTTTGCGCCATGTTCGGATTAAACATGCGTCCCAGTATTCTTGCGGCGTACTCATTTTGGATGCCGCCTGTTGAAAAAATTCATCCAACACTTCGCGCAGTGCCACTTGTCTTTGACCTCCACGCCCCCTTTCGGGTCAGCGTCTAGCTTGCACACGCCACAAGCCTTCAGCTTTTGCACCGCGTTGATGCGCTCGTCGGTGGTGACATTTCTCATTTCACCAACACATCAAAGTAAGCCAGCATCAACGCCAGCGCCCCGCCGATCATTGCAAACGCAGCGAGTGCATCCCTAACGGCTCGGAACAAGCGGCCCTTACTGGTGAAAATGTTTCGGGTCATGCTGATTCCCCTTGTTTCTGCAACTTTTGAGAAATCGCTGCAAGGCTTGCAGCAATGATTTGATCTTTGACGTTATCAAAATTGCTTGCCGCCCAAGCTCCGCCGATCTTGCGTATGCGATACACCGCGCGGCCTCGAAAGCCGATGTACTCACCGGCACGGAAGGTGGATTTTTCAAGATTTTTCATGCTGTTTTTTCCTTAGTTAATTTGCTGATGTACCGCCGCACTTTGGCGGCGTGTTCTAGGCTGAGGTAGAACTCAACCCTGGTTAGGCCAAGCGCCTTTCGGCGCTGGCGTAGGGCTTGGACTCGTTGGGTGGGGGTCATGCTAGGCCGCGACGTACTCGGCGCATCTTAGTAATCCATTGAATATGCGTCCGCCGCCGCCTTTTTGGTCGGAAAATGACCGAAATAGATATAGGCACCCCCGCGCTTGAACCACACCTTGAACCCGTAAGTAGTTTTTTCGAATCTAAATTTAGGCATTTTGCTTTCTCCTGGTTGTTTGGTTGGTCAGGCTGCGGCGCTGGCCGCCGGAGGCCATCAGGCCATTAGCCTGTGCTGCCCCCAAGGGGCGGCACGCTCTACCCACACACGCGCCAGTTCGCGCGAGCAGCCCTTGCGGGCTTGGATGTGCTTGACGCACATCCAATAGATCTCGTCCCGGGCGATGACGCCCGCAGTGCCGGTAAACCCGGCAACTTGGCGCCAGAGCGCCAAGGTTTGCGCCGTGTTGAAAATAGAGAGGTCGAGGACGTCTTGCATTTTGCTTTCTCCGGGTTGTTTGGTTTTATGCGGCTGCTTTGCGTGCGTCCATCTTGGCGTTCACAGCAAACTGCTTGCTGGTTTCGCACTTGATGCAGCGGTACTGAACTGGCTCATTCTTGTAGTCGCCCCAGTTAGCTGACATTGGGGTACGCAAGATGTTGCGGCCACAAGATGTTTTCGATGCCATGCCGCTGCCGGACTTGTTGAGGTGCATTTGATGTGTCATTTTATTTCTCCGTTGTGTTGTTGACAGCGCAATCATAGTTTGTTTCCGGCAACGACCAAAATAGGGACAAACCCTAACACCATATCTTTAGCCTGATCAGCCCCCTTCGCCACCATGCAGGTGTAGCCGCAGCCCTCCAGGTAAGCAATCCAGTCCTTCTGCTCGGCGCTGAGACTGCCCCCCTTGGTACGCTTCATTTCCACCCATAGCCTCCAGGCCGGGATGCAAAGATCAGGCACGCCAGGCGAGACGCCCTCGACCTTCAACCGCCCCGCTGTAGCTATGCTCCTAGCCCCGCCATTGGGGATCGCAAAGATTCTTACGCCCTTGTAGCCTTGGCGAAACCAGCGCACGAACTCACGCTGCTCCTCATGCTCGGTGGGGCTGCGGCCTAGAACGGACATTGCACCTCCCACTTCGGGCACTCGCCCACGGTGGCCGCGAACTCTGCTGGCGGCTGCATCCAAAACTCGGTGCATAGACCATCGACCCCGTAGTGTTCACAGGTGTGGCAGCACTTGGGTGGGCCTGCCTTGAGCCACTTGCGGTAATCGACCAAAAATTGCGGCTCTGGTGGTCTGGTTTTCATGTCCAAATCCTTTTAACAACGCGATGAAATTTACCGTCCATCTTGTACGAAATCGTATGTGGCGGCGTTGAATTGCTCATCTGCCCGCTGATGTAGTCCAACCCCGCATCAGTCGCTATACGCGGTACCGAGGCCAAATCAGCGCCAGACGAATTCGCCATCGTAAACAACTGGTGCTTCGCCCTCTGGCCTGCATACCCATCGTGCAGCACCGGCAAATACTCGGTGATCGGCTTGTCCGACAAACTGCCGTAGTAGGTGCAGGACAGCATCAACTTCCCGCTGGCCCTGCTGGTGTGGATGCGCCAGTTCCAGCTGGACACATTAAGGTCAGTGCCGTCCATCCCCATGATGTCATCATCGTGCAGTACTAGCTTCTTCTTTTCTCGATCAGGAAACGGCTCACCACATGCGGGGCAGACCATCACAGAAATATGCACCAACTCCCCGCAGTTTTTGCAGACCTTCACAGGCATTACCCCATCCCCATCGCCAAACTTTTTGGGGGGCTGCACGTTGGTGATCGGGCCATGCGTAGCCACCACCCCGGCAAAGTCCAGCACCAAGCAGTGATCGATGTGCGACTTCACGCGCATCCCTCGGCCTGCCATCTGCACGTAGAGGCTGGCGCTCATAGTTGGGCGCAGCATGGCGATCAGATCGATGTCTGGGTAGTCAAAGCCGGTGGTCAGCACGTTGGCATTGGTCAGCGCACGCAAGCGGCCAGCCTTAAAGTCAACCAACATTCTCTCGCGCTCCTTCTTTGGCGTTTCGCCCGTCACGCACTCAGCGGCCACGCCATGCTCGTTGAGCGTGTCAGCAATGTGCTGTGCATGTTTGACCCCCGCGCAAAAGACTAGCCACGCCTTGCGTTCATGTGCAAGCGCAATGATCTCTTTCACAACTGCTTGATTGTTGTCATTGGTGTCCACCGCCGCCTGCAACTCAGACTCTATAAACTCGCCGCCACGCTTATGCACACCAGTCACATCAAGCTTGGCCTTGGTGACCTTGGAACGAAGCGTTGACAGAAAGCCCTTGTAAATCAACTCCTCGATGCTGATAGGATAAATCAATGCGTCAAACAGCGCAGGCTTGTCAGTGATAAGGCCGTGGCCCAGTCGGTAAGGTGTGGCCGTCAAGCCCACCACCCTCATTGCCGGGTTGATGATCTTGAGTTGCTCCAGTAGCGTGCGGTAGCCGCCCTCGTCTTTGTGATTGACCAGATGGCACTCATCAATGATTACAAGATCGGTGTGGCCCAACTCACGCGCCTTGGAGCGCACAGACTGGATGCCAGCAAACGTGATTGGCTCCCCCAAGTCCTTTCGACCCATGCCAGCACTGTAGATTCCAAGAGGTGCCCCAGGCCAATGCTGTCGCATCTTCTCAGCGTTCTGCTCGATCAACTCCTTTACATGGGTCAGCATGAGGACACGGGTTTCCGGCCAGTTCTGCAAGGCGTCCTTGCACAGCGCCGCCACAATGTGACTCTTACCTGATCCGGTGGGCAGGACTAGGCAGGGGTTGCCCTTGCCGCCCTCCTCAAACCATGCGTAGAGCTTGTCTATTGTGCGTTGTTGGTATTCACGGAGCATCATCCCACCACCCGCGCATCCCAAGTCTTACGCATCTCAGCAATCAAAGGATCACCACTGGTGCAGGCCGCAGCGTTAGCAAGCAATTCCTTGCTGCCCCAGACGCCCTCTTGTGCTGGGTCGCCATTCGCCACATCAACACCATTGATCTCATACACAGCGGTGAACTCGTTTGGCCCATCCTTGCGCTGCCAAGGCACCAGATCAGGATGCAGGACATGGCTCTCGCAACCCTTGTGCTGTGCCTCCACCGGGATCACATCGTCCCACTTCGCGCAGTGCCAAGTGCTGTCGGGCATGGCTGTAGCGTTGGCGCAGGTGCGGCAGTTCACATGCTCAGTGGTCTTGTTGTCGTGGCAGAATTTCCGTGCTGGGCAGTAGCTGCACTGATACCAAGATGGGTCAGTGCTGATCGGCTCCGGCATCCTGTCGGCCAGGGCGATACGTTTCCCCCTGGAGATGTACTTATTTGCCAGCGCACTGTCGTATTTCACCCTCTCTGTATAAATTCGGTCATCGTCCTTGCAGACCGCCAAGTACAGCGCACGATCAATGTCAGCGCCTGCCATGTAAACTTGCATCTGGATAAAGTGTTCAGGTTTTGATTTCTCAACGCCTTTTTTCACCACATCATCGAACGATTTCTTGCTGTGCGTTTTGAACTCGGCAATGTGCCTTGTCTTGGGCGCTTCGGGAACACCAGAGTCAATGATGGCGTCCAGCGACCCGGAGACATGGCTACCAAAATCCACTCGATGCTGGGCAGATACCTTACGCACATCCATCCCGATAGCACGCAAGTCGCTGATGATGTTTGGCTCCTCCTGATGCCCCCTGCGAAACAAACGCAGGATGCGACCCTCGAATCGAGGCTGCACCGCCCACCGGAACGACAGCCACAGCCAGCGGTCGCAAGGATGGCCCAGGGTGCTGGCCCCCAGGTGCGGCCTTGGCTTCTCGCTGCGGCCCTCGTGGGCTTTGTCGATCAGCGACTGGATGCTATGATCGCTTTCAGGTATTTTCATGTTGTCTCTCCTGTTGTGGACTTAGCCCCGGCCTTAAACTGCCGGGGCTTTTTTTGCTTACTTCTTAGCCCACGGTGGCGCTGCCTTGTCAACCTTAATCGGCGCAGAAACTGGCGCAGCAAAAGACGCAGCCGATGGAGCTACGCTTCCGGTCATTGACTTAAAGCCTTTGACCTCGTTGCTGGCACCATACTGCGCGTCATCTTTGATAATGAGCTTGATACCGATCTGACCGCCAATCAACTGATCGGTATCAGCAACCGTAATCAGTCCAAGCGCACGCATGATCTCGCCCAGTTGCTGGCGTCCGATCTCCTCGGCCTTCAGGTTGGCGTTCTTGATATTGAGATTGCCAAACACCACCCGGCCTTGGTGCGTCGGCCCAGTGATGTCGTACCGCAGCTTGATGTACTGGCCGTTGCCTGCCTTGGTGTCCTTGAGTTCAGACTGAGAGATCGTGGCGGTGTACCAGCCAGCGGGCAGCGGCTCAAAGTTGTTGTTGTTGCCCACCGGAAGTTCGTTAACGTTAAAAGTCTCTGTGAGAAAAGCCATGATTATTCCTTGGTAGTGATTTTGAAAGAGGGGCGACCGGGTTTGGCCGTGATTGCAGCCGCTAACGGTCTAGTGATGATTTCGTCTGCTGCCTTCCAGAGCGTCACGTTGACCTCTGGTTTCCAGCGAAACAGCGTCGCCAAATAGTCAGTCAGACCTGCCTCGGAAGCCAGCATTTGCAGTTTCTCCGGGTCAACCTTGCGGTCAATGCGTCCAGCAATCTTGACCACAAAACCCTCCGCCTCCGCTGTCTCGGTTGACTCAAACGATTCAGGCC